AGCAGTAGCGGTGTCGTTGGTGGCGTGTACTCCCGGAACTTTAACCTTAATCGTGGGCACGTGAGCAGTGGCAGTAGCAGTAGTGGCATGAATACCCACGACAGTAACATTGCCAACACCGAAAGCGACATAGCTAATCTGAGTGGCCACGGCGCTATTTGTAGTCCAGTCCGCGTGGAATGACCCTGCGGCAAATGAACCCATCGTACCCGCTGCATTATTTGTTGATGTGTCGTTATCAGAAATAATAAGGCTTTCACTTGCGTAGCTGTACCTATAGGCAAGAGTGCTAGTAACACCGTGTTTATTTGTGCAACCTCCGACCTCGTTATGCACACCGTCAGAAGCGCCCAGCATAGTGCGAAGCCCCGCTTGTGCACTCGTAGACGCGGTATAACTATCACTAGCGGCCAACACCGCATAAGGTTTCAAGGTTGTAGCGCCACCACTAAGCCCGCTAATCGTATCTGTTACGGGAGCTCCCGACGTTGACTTAGCCCAGTTACCTACCTGATAACCCCCACCCTTCAAGCACAGGCTGTAAATCGGACGACCCTGTTGAGCAGACCAGTTGACTGTAAATCCGTTTGAAAGCATCGCGACGAATGTTGCTTTGCTTAACACCCCAGTTGTAGAACCCGTTCCGACAATACACGAGTCAGTAAGTTGTATGCGCGCCGTGTTTGTTGTAGTTACGCCGTTTTGGGCGTACATATATTGTGACCACTGATTCCCAGCGGCATCCATTGCACCCAATTGATTCACAGCGGTTACATCATTATGGGGTGCCGCATAACTTTGATAACTACCCATGTGAATTACTACGTCAGGCTGAAACGCGATAGAAGTTACACTCTGGTTACCAGTTGCCGTGGGCCACCACTCAACTACTGAGGCGTTAGTGAGTGCCGCACCCCCGAGCGCGAGATAATGAACGCGCATAGGACTCGTGTACACAGTAGACCAGTTCAGCGTAAAGCCGCCAATATCAGCACTGGTAAGTGTAGCGTCGAGACGTGTGGTGCTGTCATACTGTATCATGCTAAGGGCAGTTGCAGTTTCTCTACGCGCTTCGATAGAAGTAGATTGCGCACTTTGACCCACAGAAGAAACAGAGTACGATACAATCGCGGGCGGCGCCGCAGTTGACGTAAATCCCATAGCATACGTACTGTTACCACTCCAAGAGTCGGTGTATTGTGGATTTGCCCAGAGTATAAGGGCTTTAGGTTTAAAGCCGAGCCCTGTTATTGATTGTGAGCCTGTTGCTGTTGGAGAGTTAAACGAACCGACTTTGCTAAAGTAAGGTGTAGGGGTGATGTTGTTAAACAGTGGCTGCGCCCATGCACGTTTACTATCAGAGGTGCGCACCACTGCGATAAGAACATACGTATCTTCCTGCTGAGCGTAATAGGTGGCTGATGTCACGGCTGTATTGGTTTGCGCGATTGTCGGCCCGGGTGTTTGGAAAGTTATCGTGCTCGAAACAGGGACAGTTATGGTGATTGCGTTGCCACTTGTAGACACGCTGCTGATTAAGGCACCATCGGAAATGTAGAAATTTCCTGCCTTCATATTAGCCATTATATTGGCTTTAGTTAAATCCTCTGAATTGACCTTCACCCAGCAGTTATCTCGCTGCTGACATGATGTATTCGCGTGGTCATGGCAGTCATCCCCAGCTGTGAGCCAGAACCGTTTGCCCATAGAGAGTAACCAATCTACGTGCACCTGCGGTATAGGCATAAGCGTGTTATTAGGGTAGCACGCGTTTCCCACGTCTTCAAATCCATTAACGTACTCGATAGCATCATAGCCAACTAGCGACTGCACGCTAACGATAGATAGTGCATAATCAGTATAATCGGGGTGGTTAATCTGAGACCAACCCCCCTGCGCCGCAACTTCACCTATATCCCCATTGGTGGTGGGGAGTGAAGGTAACGTTGATATATTGACGCATCCTAAATGGCAGGATGCAGTGTTTGCCTCATCCCCAGTGATATAAGTAATACCACCGACATTAGGGTCAGGTGTGATGTAGTCGTGGTCAGAAACATTAATAAAATCATAGCCGTCGTTCTTATAGGCAGTCACTACCTGAGTTGGCGTCAGTAAGCCGTCTGAATTTGTTGTGTGACAATGCAACTGCCCTTTAGCCTGAACTGTCTTACTCGTCCAGTGATTTGTGAATGTAGCACCGAGCACCATTCCGGCGTGAGCAGTAGCTGTGGCAGTGGAAGCCGTAATACCGGCAACCGCGACGTTAAGAGTGCCAAACGCTACGTAACAAACCTGAGTGGCAACCGCACTATTGGTAGCCCAATCTGCCTTAAATGACCCAGCGGCAAATGTGCTTAGAACACCGTGAGCCTCATCCGTGCCTGAATCATTATCAGCGACAATAAGGCTTCTAGCAGTCTCAAATGTCTGCCTCGCTACGGTCGTGGTGACGGCTGTTTTATCCGTGCATGCTATGCCTACGTTATTTGTGCCGTCGCTTGCGCCAATGGTAAAACGATGTCCGGTTTGGTGGTTCGCGGATGTTGCATAAGAATCAGTTGTAATAAAAATCCCAGAGGGTGTCAGTGTGGTGGCGCCACCAGTAAGTCCGCTTATCGTATCACTGACTGGTGCGGATGCAGTTGACTTATTCCACGTGCCTACCTGAGAGCCACCACCTTTTAAACATAAGCTGAAAAAGTAACGGGCAGCACTGTTAGTTGAGAAGTTAAGAGTGAACCCATCAGCATCCATACTGACATAGCTGGCTTTCGTCGTAACTGAAGTCCCAACATCAGTATTGACTATGCAGCTATCTGTAAGTTGAACCCGCCCTGTGACTGTTGTAGCAGCGGCATCCTTCGAATATCCTACGCGAGCCCATTGGTGTCCCTGATCATCCATCGCCCCCAAATTGAGAATGGCGTGAGTTGTTTTGCTTGGGACACCGCTGGCGTTCTGTTGGTGGAAATGAAGAACTACATCAGGTTTAAACCCAACACCTGTGACCTCATACGTTGCGTCTGTGCTTGCGGGGCCTTGCCATTTTAGTGCTTTGACGTTGGTTAGCCCGGCCCCCCCGAGTGCAAGGTACCCGACAAGGTGTCCCGAAACCGCACTCCAATTTAACGTAAAACCGTCAGCGTCAAAACTCTGTAACGTGCATAAGGCATAAACGGTGTTGTTCCATACAATATTGTAAGCCTTCGCGTCTTGGTTTCGATGACAAACGCCCCCTGAGTGAGCGTCAACAGAACTAATCGCACCCGTATAATATTCTGAACTGCTAGCGACAAACCCAATGGCCGCATCAAGTGTGGTAGTCCACCCTGCCGTAGCAGCGCCGTCGCCAAAGAAGATAATCGCTTTGGGAGTGAAGCCTACGCCGGTGATTGCTTGCGTGCCCGTTCCGGTACGTTGTAGGAAACTGCCAACGTGAGAAAGTATTGATGCTGTCACTTAATTATTAACCTCTCGCTTAAAAATGCCGTCAGCTAATTGGTATTCACTCATGGACATACAATATACCCTTGGGGCCATCGGGCTTTAACAGCCCCTACCTTATGGCGATGCTAACTGGAACCAGCCTGTTGCGGGGCATTGCACGGTGAAGTCGCCACCTTGTGCAGCCTTATCAGCTCCGTAAGTTATATATCCGAGTATATATTTTGACCCGGTGTTATTGTATATTTCAATTGTCCTGACGCCGGTAAACGATGCAGTTCCCCACGTAACGTCACTACTGGAAAGTGTGACTACTGAATTTGGGTCTGTGCCTGAGCGCACGGGATCAGAAAGCGTCATTGCTGCGCCGCCTTGCGTATATCCTGCTGTGCCTGCCAGCTCGTTTGTGCTTGAGTAAGTTTCGTCAGTCGTTTGGTTTACTGTTTTTGTGCTCGTGTAAAGCGCCATATATATAGTCCCAGTGGCGGCCTTCCACGGGATGTCGCCCATTGCGATGTGCTTTGCACCTAGGTCTAACATGTGTGCTACATCTGTCATTTGATTATACCTCTTATCACTTCTGTTGTTAGCACCGTTTAGCTCTGTATTGTTAACGTCTTGGTGAATACAACAGACACGGCACTCGTCTTTGTAATCAAAGTTTCCACTGCTCGTGTTAGCATAGTCCCCGCTGTCGAAGCGTTGAATATCCCGTCCTCATTCCACTGCCAGTTTGCGTCGCCCGTGGCAAAGGTAGCTTGGAACGTAATAACATTCGAGCTCCTTGACGGATAGTTACTATTCATCGCTTTGCGCGTTTTGTTAGCGCTCGACTGTAGGTCTGTTTGTGTGTTTACGAACGCGTTGCTAGAGTCACCGACTGCTAGGCGTGCGTTTGCGTTATTAAACGCCGGTACGCTGCCATCTCCCATCATAAGACTTGCGATGGCACTCCATCCTGCTTGTGTTAGGCTCATTTCTATACCTTCTCCTCATTTAGTCCAGTTTCAGAAGCAAAGAGCACATGCACCCGCTCCCATGTTTTTACCTCAATCGCATGAGGCATCCTATACATTCCCCCAGCGTAAAATTGTTCTGGGATCACTATCATACGGTTCGTTTCCTTCACCGTCACTGCTGCTTTTTCTTTTGATGTCATTTTACTCCTATTCTAAACTCCTCACCACCAGCTCCGCCACCTCATGCTCTCTACTTGCATGTGGCTCTCATCGCCAGCGTAATACACAATAAAGTCGTGCCAACCGGCATCGTAAGTAATACCTGTCCAGCTGTAATACCCTGACGAGTCTGTTGTGGTGGGGTTATCATCAATATCCATTACGTCCCACGTGGTACCTCCGTCTTCAGATATTTCACAGAAGAGTTCTGCACCCACTATAGGCACCATAGTCACAAGATTTGTGAGCGTGCCTTCAAACGTGTAAGTCCCGTCCTCATCTGATTTAGTCGCAGCAATGGTCATCATGCCAGCCTCTTGAGCTGGTTTTATCCATGAGCCTGCCGGTGGGTATTTCTTCTGAAGGTCAGTCACGATTTTATCTATTCCTAGTTCTAGAACCGTTGGGATTTTATTCTGTGACGGGTAAATCCACACTAAGAAGGTGGTGAAGGGGACGCCGTTAGCATACGACCAATCGAATAATGATTGATAGCTTGGCTCCGCGCCGGTTGTGGAGTTTGCCTGTATCTCTGTAGGCCAATCTCCACATATAAGCCCATTAGGAATACCTACTGCAGCGGCCTCTTTTGTGCCCTCTATAACCCACGGCACTTGTCGCTCATAGTAGCATTCCCAGTCGTTTAAGATGGTATTGGGGTCTGTGTATATGTAGCGCCACAGCCCCCCCGCAGAAATGTTGAAGTTAACATAGCCACCAGAAAAGAACTGCTTCATATACGTGGCTATACCTTCGCGGCCTACCTCGCACGCGACAAAATCCCATCCCACGTCAGCAAGTGCTTGGAACCATTCCGCATGCTTTTCAGGTTCGAGCGCCATGCCAAGAATCATCTCCACGTCAATAATCGGCTTCATGCCGTAAGACTCAATCAGGTGTAACTCATCCTCGAACGTATCCTTGGTGGTAGGTATCAAAATGCACGTAGTAAACCCACGCGCACCGAAGTATTGAAGCTCTCCATCATTCACCATCGTAGGGTGCATTCCGACCTGATACTCAACAGGCCCGGGCGCAACTGAGGGTTGCCCCGGCGGGGACTGGCCCAGAGTGTTGACTGTGATAACGTTTGAATACACTGCTGCGTAAGTAGCATCCCCTTCATAGTAGGTGCGGAAGTATAGTGTCCCCCAACTCCCAAGCGTTAGGAAAATGCCATAATCACCCGTACTACCTGTGTGCTCATTGGCTGACACGGCCCCCCAGTTTGCGTTGTCTGTAGACATCTGTAGCGTGAGTGGCGCGTTTAATATACGTGGGCCCCCCACACCGTTAGCGAGCGCCCCATAGAAGGTATATAACTGTCCTGAGTGCTCGTACTGTAAGGTCATCACTGTGGCTAGGCGATGCATTGGTGCATTCACCTGTGGGCTATAATCCTCAAGGTAAACAGAGCTACCCGGATACCATGCACGGAACCATCTGTCACCACCACCGATGGGAGGTAATTTATATGACCACATACCGTTCTCGCCTGTGTAACCGGGATACGCCCCCGACCAGTGCTGGACTCCAGAAGGTGGGTCACCTGTCTGTTGGAGTTCTACATACGCACCCTTAATCATGTTAAAGTTAATATCTATAAGCTGACCAGAGAACGTATAGCCGGGTGTTGCTGTGCCTGTGCCTGCGATGCTGAGCTTCGTCGGCAGTCTGATAGTCGGCACTGGTGTAGACGGTTCTGCTGTAACGGCGCCTATTAAATACCTATCATGCCATCGGACTTCGACCTCGCCTGTTATTGCGGCAACGTCTTCTGCCTGCTTAAAGTAAAACCCATTTACCCCGGGCATTATATGCGGCCACGCTGGGCCTATTAAGGAAGTAATAGAAGACGCTCCATTTACCATAGCTGTATAAGGGGTGCCATATTCTTCACCTATATTAATATCAAGAATATCACCAAATTTAAGATTACCCGCCCACCTCACAGTTTCGCCAGTGTCGGTGTTGGTAAATCTAAGTGCGGAACTAAACGAATCACCCGGGATGAATCTGAATTTAGGCTTTGAGGGTGCGTCGCCGTATGACTCTACTGTGAAATAAGTATAGTGATCAGTTACCGGCACTCTTACGACTTGCTCCTGTAGTGCATATGCGGGCCCTGTGCACGCGAAAGTAATATCGAGACTTAGCATATACGGCGATTGGGTTTCGTTAGTTACTGTTGACTTCTGCAGCTTTGCCATAAAGTAAGAATCAGGGAACTCATCAAATATTAGGCGCTGTTCTCCTAGCTGCGGATCAAATAAAGAAGCAAGTGCAGCGACAGCCTTAAGCATAGTTGATCGCGTCCCGTCCGGGGATTCTACCCGTATCACTGTCGAGATAAGCCAGTCTTTTAGATATGGCTTCGTAGACACGAGGCTTAAAGGAGAGGTGAGAAACTGCGTGCTCGCAAATCCGTCAAGGAACCAATATTTAGTTTCCGCCGCAAGACTCGCGTAGAATGGAGCGTTGTTAATATTTTGCCCTGCGAATGAGAGTTTACCTGTGCCTGTCATTTTCTTTTAACCCCTCGTATGCCCTGCCCGCCTCATCATTTCGTTCGCCTTATAGCCTATGCGTTGCCCCAGTTTATCGGCTTCGTCTATCGAAGTGAGTGTGGGATTGTTTATCTGTATGGCTCCTGCTTGGAATACAATACCCCCGTCACTTGTTTTTGCTGTGCTTGAGCTAAATGAGCTTACGGCCCCACCACTTACGAAGCCCCCACCCCCCATTTGGGGGATTGACGCAATCGCGCCGAAGTCGCCTAGTTTGCTCTTAGGTAAAACATACTCATCTTCGCCGCCTTCACCTATTACTGCAAGCACACCACCCGGTCGTGCTTTCACCATACCACCACCGGCTAGGTTAAAGCTCACGTGCTGGTTTATCACTGGTATTGTAAATTCTATGTGTGCCTGAGTGAATAAGTTAGCAAGCCAGCTCCCTAAGTTACCGAGCGCGTTTGTTATTGATGTCCAGATTGTGCCACCTATATCGGGCAGTAAGCCTAAAAGCCACGAGCCAAAACTACCAAGGGCGCTTACAATACCATTCCACAGTTGCCCGGGAAGTGGAGAGAGGAACCCCCAGAGCCATGTTCCTATTTGAGTCCAGATACTCACATACGCATTCCATAATTGCATTGGTAAGTTTGATATAAGTCCCCAGAGCCATGTTCCAAAGCTAGCTAGAGCACCTATGATTGCCCCCCATAACTGACCCCCTAAAGGTGCAAGCTGAGCCCAGAGCCATGCGCCGAACGTAGCAAGTGCAGCAATGATCCCGGCCCTAAGGTCGCTGCCTAACTTACCCCAATCAAATTTCTTGAGTACATCAAGAGCACCTAGTATCCCTTTTTTAAAGTCCTCCCCGAGCTTGCCGAAGTCACCGCTCATAAGGTCGCCTAATAATAACTTAATCCACCCGACAACTTGGTCAACAGCATCGTGGAACGGCTTAAAGCGAGTATAAAGAAGATAAAGCAAAACACCGAGTAGAATGACCGCTCCTACGATAAGCAACACAGGTAGAGAAATCGCCATGACAGCTCCCGCTATACCCATAACAATAGGACTAAGTATCGCAAATCCAGCAGCAAGCGCGGGCAATATCATAAGTAACGGCCCTATTGCTGCGAGAATACCCCCTATTACGACTATTACCATTTGAATAGGCCCGGGTAAGGTTGAAAAGGCAGTCATAATCGTTGTGAGAATGCTAAGTATCGGTTTTGCAGCCGTAAGCACTTCTGAAAAGACTTTTATAATCACTTTTCCAAGAGGCTCAAAGGCAAGCATTAAGTCGTTTTTAAATGTTTTCAGTTTGTCGCTAAAGGATTCTGTGTCTTTAGCTTGTTTGTCGATAGCTCCGCTGCTGTTATCCTGTGCAGTTTTAAGGGCGTTATAGCCGTTCTTAGCATCTCCAAGCGAACCCGATAGTTTACCGTAATTCTTTTCACCTAGTAATGCTTTATCCGCTGCGGTTGCGGTGCCGTTTGCTATCCGCTGCAACATCGCAGGGAGCTCAACACCCGCGTCTTTGCCTTCTTTTTGTAATTTTGCTATCGCCTCAGAGATAATAGAAACGCCTTGTCTTGCCGGAACGCCCCCTGCGGCTAGTGAGCCAACCGCTGCCGTCACTGAGTCCATAGGAACATTTGCCGCACTTGCCTGCGCACCGACTTTAGAAAGGGCCTGACTTATTTGATCTACAGGTACGCCCGTTTTTGTGGCAACAACGTAAAGCTTATCCATATCACCACTCACCTGATTTGCGGGGGTGTGCCATGCTTCAAATATCTTTGCTGAGTTTTCAACAGTGGTGTTTACATCTGTCCCCATCATACGGGCAAGTTCAATGCCCTTCTTAGTTACGCCTTCAAGGTCGGTTCCGGTTAGCCCTAATCTATTATGTACAGTTGCCATCGCAGTAGCAACCTTATCAGCATCCTCCGGCACGTCGGCAAATACTTTCTTAAAACTAGCTTTTGTCTTATCGGCCTCTGCTCCTGTTTCGTTGGTCTTTCGAATCATTCTGTTCATCGCGCCGTCAACTTGTACGGAGCTCTCAATAGCAAACGCACCCACTGCAAGAATTGGTGCGGTTAACCCAGCGGTCATAATACCACCGACGCCCGTCATCTTAGACGACATGTTACTCCCCATATTGGAGAACATGCCTTCGGCCTGCCCCATTGCGCCTTGAATGCCACTCAGAAACCCTGAGGTGCCCGCTTTAATATCAACTAACGCTTCGCCAATGACGCTACCAGCCATTTATTCTTTTACTCCTTATCTTCTATACGCATCTCTTCGCCCGCTCCGAGCGCACGAGTTAATGTTTTAACCAGCGCAATTACTGCGTTTGGTCTTGCTTCTATCGGAGTCGCATCAAAAATAGCCCACGCATCTTGGGGCACTATGTCTTTAGTGGTGTGTAATAACCCCGCCCACAATACAGCCATGAGCTCTTCGTGACTCCAACCACCTGCGCTAAACTCCTGCACAATCTCCCAGCTTTTTCTATGAAGCATCCGCTCCATCTGAATGATACTGAGAGTTCTAAAATCGAATGAACGCACGCGGTCAAACTTTATTTTGGTCGCGTCTGAGACAGCCTTTCCTATGTGTAGTGAGCGCCGACCTTCTGCTGCCTCTTGTGGCGTTCTCTCTTCTTCATATGTATCCATTTTAATTCACCTTTCATTTTATTCGCCCGTCGTCGCTCTGTTTCGCTTGTTTGTTACTGGCTTTCACTTGTCTGGCTCTCTCGGCTGCCTCAGTGTCTTTCTGGTCTTGTTCCATGATCTTTCGTGCTTCGTCTTGGGTGAATTTCGATTGCGTTTCTTTATTGGATTGTCTGTCAATCCGTCTTAAAATAGGTTCAAGGTCTGGTAGTTTTTCTTGTCTTTCAAATGCTGCAACGTGCCATGCCTCAAACATTGCCATCTTTTGCGTATAAATAAGCCGCCTATCGTGAGCTGAGAAAAACGCCTCAAGCTCAATCGGCATCATAATCATAAGTTCTTCTATCGGTATAACAACCCCATTTTGAAATAACGTATTTAAAGCCAGTTCATACCATTGACCGAACGTATCAAGTTTAGGTTTCTTCTGTGAGAAGCTTTCACTATCACGTACTTCGGCTTGCTTGTAGGTCTCAACAATACGGGGTTTCGTTTTTATTATGTTTCCAGAATCGTCATATACAACTTCAAATCCCATCGCTCGCGTAAGTTCAAGTTGAGATTGTTTGAATGCGCGAGTCGCTTCCCTCCTCGCTATATTATTAAGGATAGAATTAACCTGTGGAACTGTTGCGTTACTAATACCTAAGCAAAGGATTATATTTTGCTCCTCTTCACCCAGTGTGCCTAGTAAAGCCTGTTCGATAATAGTCCATAAGCTTCTACTAAACGTTTGTTCTAACTCAAGGAGAGCACCGATAGTATAGCGTAGCTTAAGTGGATGGTATTCGCCCAACTTAATTAGGGTAAACGGCATAAGCGAGCAACCTTCGTGCACGTTAACTGGTTTATCCCTATCACGCGTTAGTTGCATCGTTTCGTTCATAACGGCGGCCACTCCATTGTACTCTGATCTCTCGTAAGCCATATCGTAAGGGAAACAATCCTCCCGTAAACATATTCATCCACACTATGCACGTTTGCACTTCGGGGGCCGTCCGCCCAGCACATTACTACACTGAAATCAGTCATGTAGTTATTTAGTTTCTCTTCGTGCTTATGAAACAGTTCTTTAACCGTTAACCCTATATCCTCTACTAAATCTTGGTCGCCGGTTTCGTCTGTGTAGCATCTAATATCCCTGAGTATATCATGACCAATAGTAGTTTTAGAGTCACGCACTGCATCGCGCACACTACCTTCTGTAACTATGCAAGGCTTTTGGTGCCCCTCGGGCATTGGCATAGTCGTAAAGACCGCCGGAACTCCGTGGAACGTGGTGAGCATACTAGCTAAGGTGGAGTCATGAATCATCACCTGATAAATCGCTTTAGTTAATTGCTGAACCATTTATATTCTCACGTTAACCTTTGGTTATCATTTATCCTTAGCCGCCAATATTGCCGGTCTTAAGTAAGGCTGGGCATCCATCTTGCTCGTGCCTTCTTCCACCCAGCGTGCGTATGAATCCCCACCATCATCGCCTGTGGCATCAAATACGATTTCATAAACCACACCTTTTTCTTTTTCTTCTACGTGTCCGGAGTCTCTTAAGTTGCCTGTTAATACTGGTGCATTTGATTTAGCGAGTTCACACACTCTTTCGGCTTTTTCTTTTACTGCCGGGCCACCCTTTTCCTTGATAAGTTCCATAACGGCCTTGTTGTCAATGGTGTGACTGAACTTTGCCGAAACGTCTATACCCCCACCTGCCATTTTTCTAACCTATCTCCTGCTCGTAACTCAGGGGTATTTGTGCGATGTTTGCCCTTGGACGCATACCCTATGCGAGTGTATTGTGCTCTGGTATTTCTAGTGCCACGTTGTCGCTTGAAGCAACACTTATATCTGGCGTGAAGCCCATCGGCGTTTCACTGCCACCCATTAAGAACGACTTTGCTTTGATTTCGTAGTGGTGTAATACATTGTCAGGGAGATGTGGGTGTATTACTAAGAACATTTCCGAACCCCCTGCAGGTGCGTTAGTGACAACGATAATATCCCCACGCATCACGTCAAGCGTTGGTTCGCAGTAGAGCTTATGCGTTATTTTATCCTTGCGCACGTCGTTAGCTAGACGCTCAGAGTCGTTAAGCTCACGTGCACGACCTAGCCCTGACGATACTACGCTCCACGTGTTAATGAGACCCCCACTGTCAGTGCGGGTAAGTGTGGCTCTATACACTGAGAACGTGGCGTTATACGCTTCGTCTGAAATGAGCGCGTCAAGAGGGTATCCGCTTGCTCGTGGCACAGATCAATCCTTGCTGGCGTTAGGCACGTTAATAACGGCTATTTCTATATTAGCCGCTGTTTGGTATGCTACAGTGCATGTATATGCCGCATTGGTGGGTGTGTTAGCGTCACCCCATCGGTTGCGCAGCCAGACCCCGGTTATTACTGTAGTAAGCGCCGGGACTGTAATTACCTTATTCAGACTCGCACCTGTGTTGTCCCACTCATCGGCTTGGCTTGTAAACGTTACCGTTTTGGTGCTTGAGCCGTGAGTATTTTTTATTACTACAATCGTGCGTGTGTTTGAGCTGATCGGGATGTAGTCATACTCGTCGCTGCCGTCAACAACTGCTGCCGTCGCAAATGCTGTGCCTGATACTATCGGAACAATAGGAGTAAATTCTAAACTTGCCATTTTCTAAACCTCCTATTTACTAGCATACGGCACATGTACTACTGCAATGCTCATACCTGTGGTCGCTGACCACGTTAGCTGACAACTGCCTAGCCCAAGTGCTGCAGTAGCTGCTACTCGATTTGCCCAACGATACCGCAGTAATACGCCTGAGACTTTTATGGCCCCCGCCGTTGTACCTGTTACTGATATGACCTCATCAGTGTCGCCGGTCTTATAGTGCTTTAACGTCAGCGTGTGTGCCTGTCCGTCATCGGTGTTCTTAATGAACACGAGGGTCATCATATCGGAAGCTATAGGCGCCCATTGGTTTGCTGCTGCTGCGGTGAACTCTAGTTCCTCTGGTGCAGTACCTGAGAGCGTTGGGATTATCGGGGTTAATAAAACAACTGTCATTTCTCTAACCCCGCTTACTCGTCAAATACAACTGCGCCGTTAAATTCTAGCTTCCCTGTGTATGTAATTAAATTATCGTGCGGGCCATCTATATCTAACTCGGCAACTACAACATGCCCCGTGTATGTCGATCCCTCTCCAGCAGGTTCTGTATCTATAGGGGTGACGATCTGCACGTAAGCATCCACGCCGTCATCGTCGCATTCCTGCAGTTTTTTGAATCCTGCATCCTGTATGCCAGTAGTATTATCTGTTATCCACACGCCATCAAAGTCAAAGGTCTTATCTCTGAATCCTCTAACTTTTCTGTAATCTGGGAATGAGTCCTTATGTTGCGCCTTGACAACATCTCTTTTCCGACCAAATTTACCCTTCCGCTGTCCGCCTACTTTCGTCCACGTGGGTGTGGCCTCATTGGCATTAGTGTTCACATAAAGTAAAAACTTGCCACCAAGTTGTTCTACATCAGTCATTTTTCCGTTTTACTCCTTAATCCCTTAATCCCGTAATCTATGCCGGGGCGTAAAATTACTTAACGCCCTTAATTTTTAATAACGTAGTTAGTTTAGCATTAGTTGCCGTTATGAGCACCGCGAGGGCTTGTAGTGCGGCAAGAAGGTCATCATCTGTTGCTGTCATTTTGCCCCTCTTATGTCCCTTGCTTCTGACCCTTCATCCGGTTTATAGCACGGTTCGCGGCTTTTAGTTGCATGGCTGTATATGAGCTCACTTGAACCGGGCCCACTCCATAGTCTGCAGCCAACGTCGCAATGTT